GAAGCGCAAGAAAAAATGTACAAAGATGATGACTGCTGCCCTAATTGTGGGGAAAAGGTAGGAAAAATGGGATGCATGAAAATGGGTTGCGGCGGTATGAATAAGGCCGATGATAAAAAGAAACCAGCACATGGTATGGTTATTGTCATCGGTAGTAAGGCTGGCCCCGGTCCATCGAAAGATGGCAAGCGTGAAAAACTCGACTCTGAAAAAGATAAGAAAGATGAGTGAGTTTCAAGACCTATTGCCTCCTCAGACCGTATGGGTCGGAGAGGGCAATCCCTCTCGCAACCTCCGACCCGCCTTATTTAGTGATACTTAAGTATGGATGGTAACACTTTAAGTGCAATAGTATCGTCGGGTAGGCTTGAGAGGGGTATAAGTGCAACCTGATTATGAACTTAATAGAGAAAGCGACCAAGCGGAAATTCGCTTAATGGGATTAATACTTACACAAGCAGTATCGATTGGTATCGCAGTGGCAGTATTTGATGCAGGATTTTGGTTAAAGTTAGATGACCCGACAGTCAATGGAGTGACCTATGCTATGGCAGCATTCGCTGTACAGGGACTCGCTTACTATTTTTTTAAGATGTTCTTTCAACAAGGAATGGATGAGAAGGCAAGAATGGCGACACAAGAGCGACAGAGGAGAAACCGCTACCGTTCTATGGAATTTACATTTGATAGTCGTCGCCAAGATATGGAGATGCGTATGCAAGAGGCGCAACTTGAAGCCGAATTGAAATGGATGGAGGAAAATCCCGGTAAAACCCCTCCTTGGATTCAACAAAGAATGACAGAGCCTTCTATGAGTAGTTATGATTTTGTCCCAGAAACCGAACATAAAGACGCCTCTCCTTTAAGCCTAGGTTTGAGTTTCGGTGACGACGAAGTTACCCGCCTCAAAAAAGACGGTACGCCTGATAAGCGATATCAAAAGAAGGTAGAGTGATGTCATTTGGGTCGCATCTTTAAGACTCCTTCCGACGATACCGTCGAGGAAACACTAAGGATGATGCATACTGCTAACATGGTAGACGTGGCTTACGAAAGGGCAGTGGGTTGGTTAAAGGTCGCTTTCTTTTCTATAACGACTGCCTTTGTAATAAGTGCAATAGAATATTATTCTGACTGGAACCTTTGGGAAAATACTGGTAACTGGTTAAAAGATAAGTTGGCTAGTTGGTCCGACTCTATATTTGACTGAAGTGATATTATGTCTATGATGGGAGGCTCTGCACTAGTAGGCGGTATGGTATTCGCCCGTGAACTATGGCATTATTTTATTCCAAGAAGAGTAGGTATCTATGGTCCTCCTTTGAGTGGCAAGACTACTCTCGACAGGTACATGACTACTCCCGGTGAGATGGAAGAAATATCCGAAGATGACCGTACTAAGCATTTTAGGATTCCCGGTATGAATCGATTTTTACTTCCTCGACCTACACGCAAGCGTGTGAGTTGGAAAGGAGAAAAGAGAGTGGTTTATTCTTCGGACATTGGTGGTGATGAGCGCTTTTGGAATCTTTGGATTGATGACATGGTGAACCGCCGTGTTGAAGCAGTTATTTTTATGTTTGACCACAGGACCACTAAAGGAGGAGACGATGCTATACAAGCAGTCGGCGGCTTCAAGTATTTAGTGGATGCATTGCTGCATAGGCAATATCGTTACCGTAATTTTAGGGCTTGGGTCAAAGGTAAGCGATATGTTCCTAAGGTAATTATGTTGGTCGCCAATAAGGCAGACCAATGGTGGGATGAGCAGGCCAATGTTCTTTGGCAACAACAAAGGTTGGGTGAGCATAAGATGTTTGACCCGTTTAGAGATGATTTGATTCGCTTACAAAAGGCAGGTATTCCTACTAAAAGAGGAATGATGGCTACAAAAATAGGTTGGAATGTAGAAAACACTATGATTGATATACTAGCGATATAAGGAGAGATAAGATATGGTAGGAAATTTAGGCTTCGGAGGCTATGGACGTGTACCTAGGTCAGATGCTAATTTAGCAAATATGAGCGATGCTCATTTAATGGCATTAGGGCAACAAGGTAACACTAGTCATGCGCAGTTATTAGAGATGCAGGCTGCGCAACAGCAAATGCAACAGATGTCACATAAAGAAAATATAGAAGTTCCTAAAGTGAACTTTTATCCTAGTAGACACCCTGACCCACGTAAAGCACGTAAGCAGGACATTAAGCAAGCCCGTCGCTTACTCACACCGACTAAGCGTGGTTTCTTTAATCCCCTTAGATGGATATGGGGCAGAAAATACAGATACAATCGTCAGACCAGTTTATGTGTAATCGACGGCTGTGATTGTGAAGAGTTAATCAAGTATGATAATCTATATGCCAAGATATGTGACGAAGAAACTGGAAAGAGTCTTTGGGAAACTTATTGGAAAAACCCAGTTACTCAGGCTCCTGAAGCATTTATCGCCAGAGAACAAGTTACTAATGGTCGCTTGATGAAAGGTACATATTGTCCAGAGCACCTCCATCTATACCATCTACTTTGTAAATGGGAAGCAGAGGCTGATAAAGACCACAGTAAAACAAAAATTGGAATGAAAGAATTAGTAAAGAAGGGTGTTAGTACTATCGCAGTGCCTATTGCTATTGTTAAGAAAAAGGATAACACACCTAAGTATCTAACAAAGTACGAGCCTTTCTTTGAAGAGTTACAGAAAGACTCTAAAGTACAGAATGGTATCAGTATATTGCACTATAAGAATCCAGAAACAGGCATTAATGATGTTACGATGATAGTATTCGACCTAAGGTTGTTCCAACAAGAAATGACCGGTCAGAACTTTACTATATCTGACGCAATATCCAATATAGGTATTAATCAAAGTCCAACACAGGCCTCTGTAGCAATGGCACAGAAGCAACAGCAAATGGCTTCTGCGCAAGATTTGGGACTGACCAATGCTACTATGAACAATAACCTCGTCGGTCAACCGGAGCAGATGGAGTTACCACAGTAGAGAGGTGAAATATTATGGGACTATTTGGAAATAACCAGCAACCAACAGGAACTTTGAATTTAGGAGCCAATAATGGTATGGGGCAACAGTCTCAGAATCCATTCGCTACGCAAAATGGTATGATGCAACAGACATCCCAAAACCCTTTCATGGGCGGTATGGCTGGAGGGATGGGTATGAACCAACAGATGATGGGTCAACCTATGCAACCACCTTCTGAAATGGAGATACAGATGGCACTAATGCGCACTCTTGCGCCAATTGACAGATTTATTATGGGCGCACAGATGATGACACTTGTACAGATGGTCAATGACCTTGTGAGTTTTTCAGTATTAGAGATTCTTAAGAACGCTAAGTTCACTATAGATGAAGATGCAGGGACTATGCAGATGGATGTTGCTTCTTTACCTCAGAATTTACAGACCATGAGTGCTGAAAATGTAACCGGTCAGTTTAATTCTTTACAAATGGCAAGTCAACAGAACATTCAGCAAGCAGAAATGCAGCAGCAACAGATTACAGCCTTCGCTCAGCAGTCGATGATGGGCGGAGCACTTAGTGCTGCAATGCAAGATGAAGGCTTCATGAACAAAGCAGGTGGCGCTGCTGGTAATTTCATGGGCAGAATGATGGGAGTACGATAATTATGTTAGGAGATAGGCCTTTTTCAGGACTTGCTTACGGAACTATGGCTATTTTTAATCCAAGGAAGAACTTTATTGTTGATATGGTCATGGTACAACTTATCTCTATTATTGTGACACTCGGTATGATTATGATTACTGGCTCAGAAAGTTTAGCCAGTGATACTATCGCTTACCTAGTAGCAGGTATATTCGGAGCATTATTCATGCTCGGCGGAATCTACAGTAGAATCTCCAGCATCTGACGGTAAGTGCCTACCCCATTTTCTTAATGGGCATTCGCTAGACGTTAGTGCAACCTTTACTCTCATTTGACAACCACATTCTGTACATCGGTTGAATCGTTTATCCCAACTAGGGCAGGTCTTACAGATGTCCATTCTAATTTCCTTTACGTCTTCAGGTACAAATCTTCTCATGAATATGTCTCGACTTGCCCTACCAAGGCTTTTGGCAGTCTCTATAGACACGGGAACCCCTAGTATTTTGGTCTGAGCACGGGGTAGTTTCATACACTAATGCGGGATTCCATCATTCAAAAGCATTATCCATAGGTATGTTATGGGACCAATATGAGCGGTGAGCGTCAGAGTAAGCGTTCTTGCCCTTTTTGCCAGCACGAAGACCGTGACGACCTAGAGCAAAACATAATTGATGGCATTGCAGATGTCAAAACTTTAGACAAAGATATGGGCTGGAGAGCGAATACTGCAGAGCGTCATATGAATAACCATGCAGGAGATTATCATAAAGATGCTAATCATTCCTGTGTAGTTTGTACTAGTGACGACAGAAGGGCTTTGGAAGTGGCTTATTTTGAAGGAGATAGGACTACCGAAGATATTGCTGCCGAACTTGATTGCGGAGAGCAATTAGTTTTCCGTCATATGAAGCACCATTTCCAACCACTTGTTAAGCGGAGTGCTACAGCAATTGTATCAGTTAAAGTAGGACACGAAATAGATATACTGCGTAACAATGTAGAAGGCCTTAATGGAAAACTTGCTCAGTTTATGACAGAAACTAGCATACATGATGATGGTGTGATTACTGATATGGTAAAGTTACACAAAGAAGTACGTGAAACTCTCAAGGACTTGTCACAGTATCAAGAGAAATGGGCAGAGCCAACGGCCAATGTCGCCAATAATACTATCAATGTGCTTAAAGTGGAACTTGGTAAGGAAAGTCCAGAGACTTGGAAAAGACTCAAGGCAAAACTCCTTTCGACTGCTGATGGTCAATTAGATGAAGAGATTCTTGATATTTTGTGAGGTGAATAAATATGCCAAGTAGTATGGGGACAGGCTCTGATACAAGGATGTATGCGCCTCGCTCCGAATCTATGCTAGGTTGGTCTAAAGACGATGATGATTATCGTCACGGAATTGGCGACCCTGAAACAATGGAACGTATGCGTGACAAGAAAATGAAGGAAAAAGAATCAGAAGGTACAGTTTCTGAACTCCCTCATTTGACTATAGAAAGTCCTAATCCTGAACCATCCCCTTCTCCTGAAATGCCACCTATGATGGACGATGAAGAAGAGGAAGAAGCAAATCCAATGGCTGACCAATACCAAGAAGGTAATCAACTCAGCGCAATGACAGGAATGCCTGACATGGGCAATTTGAGTATAGGTAATGCTACAGGTACAAAGCCTGATGCAGGTGGTCAACTTGTGAACATGAGCGAGCCAATGGATGATGCTTGGTCGAGTCTTTTGAAAGAAGAAGGCGAAGAAGAGGAAGAAGATGATGCAGTTCCTGACCCAAGAAAAAAGTTCAAACTAACTCCTGAAGAAATGGTGCAGGCTTACAGAGACAGAGCACAAGTATTAGGTGGTGGTAATGTTGCCGAAATGAGAGAGACCGGCGGCGAATTCAATGCCCCTCCTAACGAAGACACTTACTTTACTACTGGTGAGCCAATTAACGACGCTTGGTCGACTTTGATGAAAACCATAGACAGACTCGATAAAGTAAAGGGCGGAGATTCTGTTCAACCTTGGCAACAGTCTAAGTTTGAAATCCAGCCCGGAGGTGCTGATATTAGTACCGCTACTTCTCGTCGCTCTAAGTTACATTCTAGGTTCTTGCAACCTACTAAGAAACGTGGATTGATGAGAAGCCCTCTTTCTGTTCACATGTCTCACCTTGGTGTTGCTACCAAACAGCCTCTGAAGTTATTCCCAAGTAAGTATGGCCAGCAAATGGGTAGTATGGGACGAAGGAAGTGGCAAGGTAATATTCCTACAGTCGCTGCTGGTCACGCAATGGGACCTGAAACGACTTATTCTCCTAAGGCACCTAGTGTTGCTAGTGGAGAAGGTCTGAAAATAAAAGAGCCTCGTGCACCAAAAATGACAGGGTCTTCGTTTGCTAAGTCCGATAATCTTGAAGCCATTAAGAAAGACATAGAGGCTGTTAAAAAGAAAATGGATTACATGCATTTCGCTCAAATAAGGAGACTTTTACGTCGCCTCAAAGACGCTACCGAAAGGCAAGAGCGCAGGCTTAAGGCATCTTCGGGTGTTGGAGAAATTAACGAAGCAGGTCATAGAGAAGGCCAAGACGGTACGACCAGTCCAGAAGGCGCTACTGAAAATCTTAATTCGGAAGATGACCCTAAGAATTGGGGTGCTACAGGTAGGTTGTTCGTGGCACCGGGTAGCGGGAGAGTGGGCTGATGTTCAGAGTACATCTCCCTTCTATCAGTTATGCTAAGTCAAAAGAGGCGACTTATTATGGCTCTGATGTTTTCTTAAAAGCATACTTTATTTCCCAACTTATTAACAAAAGTGCCCTCCTTCACTATAGAGTAGGGGGAGATAATAATGCAGGCTTTATTCATAGTTGGGCTCCTGAGCATGGGCTTAGTGAAGACCCAGAAGAGCCTGACCATCCGCCTTGGAGTCATAACCCTACTACAGGGAACTTAATAATGAAGCCAGATGGAACTGCTTTTGGTCATCATCCAATTGATTATATTCATAAGGACCTGTCTGAAAAATATGGACCTGATGCTGCTCGTGGTATGATTGATAATGCAATTGATAGGTACAATAAGAAGCATGCAGAAGATAGTCATCATTTACTTCCCGGATTCGATAGCCCGGAGTGGAGAAAAGTCTTCGCAGGAGATTATATCGACAGGGAAATGAAAACAGAAGATAGACAAATTCGTGGCGATACTCCTCTTTACGAAGGAGGACCTAGGCCTCTTTTGACTTATGCTCTTAATAGAGGTAACATAGATTTACCCGGCGCTGACCAAGGTACATGGATTGATTCAGGGCATGTGCATTTCCACAAAGAACTTGGTGAAGAGATGGCTTCACAAGGTATACCCCGTTCTGATTATCAAAACTTACCTTATGTACAGTACTCTAGTCTAAAGCCAGAATACCTTACAGATAACCTAGTGGTAAGTTGGAATAAATCAGATGCCGCTGCAGCGGGTAGAAGTGGTTTGCCACCTGAACGTGCTATGCACCCTGTCTCTAGGCAACAGAGAATAGATGCAAGTGCACACGGTGAAATACATCCTCATCAAGTTGCTGCACTTATGCCAGACGCTATGTTTGCTCGTAGAAAGGGAAAGGGAGGCGGGCCTCGTAGAAGAGATGCAGAAGGTAATCCTGTAGAATTTACCGGACAAGGGATGCTCGATAAGTTGAACGAGGCCATAAAGGGCGCTAATGTAGACCTGAGTCATTATTCTGAAGAGGACTTAAGAGATATCGCTAATACTCCTATGATGGAAATGCTTCTTAATCGTACTAATTCACAGCATGGGAAAGGAGGAGGTGCAAGTAAAGGTATACTAGAACAAGTTTACCAAGACATAGGTACTCATCATACTGACGACACCTATGCGATGGCTTTGCAACACGTCACTGCAGGTGATAAATCAACTGCTGGTGCTGGTTATCACGGTACTGCTAGAAAAAGAGCAAGAGAAATAGTTGCAAACATGAGTAATGCTGCTATCAAAAGAAGAGACCAAGGTATGGATTCGGAAACTGCTATTCAGCAGATAGCACAAGAAATGAGAGAGCACCCTGCTTGGTTTAGAAAGAAAGGAACTCATGAAGAAAAAGAAGGTCTGCGTGATAAAACTGAGCATTTCATAGGTCAGTTACTGGGCTCTAGTGGACATGAGTCTTATTCTATGTCGAAGTTACCTGAAGAAAACCTTCCTGAAAGATACCTACCTCACGGTTATGGAGAAAGACTTACGGAGACTCCTGAGCATTGGCAAAAGAGAATAGTAGGTACTAGTGACTTAGCACCTCCACGTAACACAAGGGCTACTATGCCTACTCCTCCTCCTCCTCCTCAAGTTCGTCCTCCTGTAGCACCTGCTGCTCCACCAATGGCTGCACCTGCACCTGTTGCACCAATGGCTGCACCTGCACCTGCACCTGCTGCTCCACAAGTGATACCTGTTCCTCAGATGAGAGGAGCAACTCCTATGGAACAGGCTTGGCAACAGATGAGAGGACAGCCCTCTGACCAGACGTTTTTCGATATAGGAACTGGTGGACTTGTTCAGCGTTCTTTTGATGTTGCTTCTGGACTCGATGATATTCGTAAAAAGATGGGTTACTTTGATGGCTTCTTAAGGGGGTATCAAGATGAGTAAGGTTCTGATTAAAGGTAATTCACCTAAGAAGATTTTAGTTAAGGCTCCTACTATGACTACTGGTGGTGGAAAGGGTGCCGGTATAGGCGTTGACTATGATGTATCTGGTAAGCCGGTCTTTGTTATGGGACAAGGTGGCGGAGCAGGTCGAGGCAAAACTGGTGCAGAAAAGGTACTTGGTAGATTCGGAGGTGCAGTGAGTGCACTTGGTGGATTTATGGGAGCAGGTGGTGCGCAGCATAGAAGCCTAGGCTCAGCACTCTCAGGCGGCATAGGAGCAGGGTATCAAGGTGCAGCGCTTGGTGGCCAACTTGGAAGGTTTTTATCTGGAAGAAAAGGGCGAGCAGTCGCTAATCTGAAGGAACAACAGGCACAAGATAAAGCAGACATAGCGGCTCATAAGAAATTAGGTATTCCTTTACCTAAGCGACTTGGTGGCGAAGGCCCGGTTAAAGTACAAAGTAGTGGTCCTAAAGCAGATTCTTCTTCGACTCAGGTCAAAGTTCAAGGTCGTTCTGAAGAGGAAGTCGAAGACCCTTATGTTGGTATGAGGGGGTCAAACGTTAAGGTTACTGGTGACAAAGACGTTACTGCTGCTCCAACTAGTCCTATGGGCATAACTCCAAAAGAAGCGAAGGCTGCAATGAAAGTGATTGATGCTTCTGAAAAAATTGAGCCGGGACAAAGAGAACCCGGTACTAAAGTAAAAGTTGGTAGTTCGTTAGGAGACCCGGCACTTAGTGTTGAACAACAAGGTGGCTGGGAAAGCGTAGGTGTAAACTGGGGAAATACACCAGTGAAAACTGCTGATGGTAGTGCTGTACCAAATACTACTTTAGCAAGCGTTGCTCCGCAGGTCGCTCCTAAAACTCCTTCACCAAACGGGTTTGCGGCTGAAGATGCAAAGGATGATTCGGCAGCAAATAGCGAACAGGTAAACACCGGTATGGATGAAAGTAGAAATACACCAAGTACGAGTGCCATGGAGCCTCCTAAGGGTGAACAATCTAAGTTAGGAAGTTCCGAAGAACAACAAGCGGCTATTGCTAATCAAGGAAAGCGAGAAGAGCAAAAGCGTTTGGATGAAGCAGAACAACAACGAAAAGAGACTGGCTTTAAACAACAGTCTCTGCCTTTTGGTAAAATGGTAAAAGTGGAGTGATGAAATGTGGCAGGGGTGGATGAACTCGTCAGGGACATTGATTTACAGATGTGCTCTAAGTCATTCAAGTATTTCTTCACAGATATCTTGGGATTCGACTTCTCAGACCACCACAAAAAGTGGCAAAAAGGACTGAATGAAAATCGCTACTATTGTGTTAAGGCGTCTCGTGACCACGGTAAATCTGTATTCTTCATGAGTTATGCTCTTTGGATTGCAGCATTTAATCCTAAGACTCACGTCATGGTATTCAGTCACAGCCTAGAGCAGACCTTGGAACATATGCGTTTCATCCGCAATAATATAGAAAGTAATGAGATTCTAAGTCATCTCAAGCCAACTGGTAAGCCTTGGGCTAAATCTTATTTTGAATTCACTAATGGTAGTCGTATTATGGCTAAGTCGGTTGGTGGTGCTACTCGTGGTTTCCACCCCGATGTAGTAGTATGCGACGATATTCTTTGGGGAACCACTGCTTCTGAATTACAAAGAGCAGCCGATTGGTTCTATACTGTTTTACTTCCGGTTTTGCACCACACGGGTCGCCTCATGATGGTCGGTACACCTTTTTCATACAATGACCTGTACGCAGAATTGGAAGACAAAGATGCATTCCAAGTCGAAACTTATCCGGCTATCTTACCTAATGGCGAACCGCTTTGGCCAAATCGATGGCCGTTAGATGCGCTAAAGGTTCGTGAAGAATCTATGCCTGCGATTAGATTCGCCCGTGAATATCTCTGCGAACCTATTCACGACTTATCTAGTATGTTCCCTATGTCCTTGTTAGAAAAAGCAAGGGATAAAGAATTGATATTACTTGATAGAGCGGAACAAGAATTTGATGAAGAAGGCGAGGTTGCAGGTGTATTCGGACAACATTTCATTGGCTGGGACCCAGCAATTGCTTCTGATTCCAACGCAGACTATACTGCAATGAGTGTACTTAGGGTACTTCCTGACACTGAAGAAAAGCAATTGGTATATGTATTGAATGAAAAGGGACTTGGTGGTGCTGCACAGAAACGTCAGATAATTTTACTCAATAATAGATTCCAACCTGATTTAATTGAACTTGAAGGTAACAATTTTCAACGAATGTTTGCAGCAGAGTTACAAGAAATGAGGGATGACATTCCAATCAAGACATTTATGACAACCAAGCAGCGCAAAGAAAGCATGTTTATGTCATTACTTATGGCATTTGAGCAGGGTAAAATTAAGACTCCTTGGGGCAATGAAAAGAGTAAAGAATTTACTCGTGAGTTAGAGACCCAGTTAAGTCGATTTGGAATGCAGAAAAACGGAAGACTTGAATCTGTTGGCTCTCACGACGACTTGGCCATGAGTTTGGCATTGTCTAATTGGGCTACGAAAGAATTCAGAGGCTCGATTGTATCACTGGATGACTATATGCCCGGCTTTGACAGTATATTCGGAGACTCTGGGCAAAGTAGCATAGCGGGGGCTTGGTTCGTCGCTTGACAGCAAGTGTTTTATGATACCAAAAAGGGGAGAAGTATATGTGGGGTTCATTATCGGTTGGTCAGTCTAGTCATAATTTAGATATGGATAGCCCTATTCATTCTCTTATAGCATCTACTTTAGTCACTCACCCGTTGGTAAATGAGACGATTGCTAAATCAATCGCTTCCGAAACTATAATCTTGAAAGAAGAAGAACTACCTAGTCCTGATTATGTACCATTCCCTATAACTGGAGAGGGTTGGTTTGAAGACAAAGTTGGTAAGAGTGCTACTGAATTAGTTAAAGAATTGAGAAAGGCCAGAAGAGTACACAAGGAATTTAAAGAAGAAATAGATGGTATTATTTCTAACGTCATTAAACTAAAGAGTATGGAAGTAGACGCTACTCTTAGTAAAATAGACTGGGCAGTTTCTCATCACGACACTATGCGTCAATTGGGGTTAAGTGATAAGTCACTCAAGTCCTTGCGCCTTTTTGGTAATAGTAGAGAAAGTAGTTTGATGAGAGCATGTAATGCTTGGGATAATGCAGAATCTACACTAAAGCAACTTGATGAATTCCAAGACGTATGGGGGGAAGAAGAAAGGTTAAGTTGGGTTAATGCTATGCAACTTAAGAAAGATGCTCGTAAGATGTGGAAGACTGCTTTACATCAGTTTGATAATCTAAATAAAGAACAGCAAAAGTGGCTAAACTTAGCCAAAGCGGAAATTGAAAAGCATGGCTCTATGAATGCTAGGACCATCACTGGTAATCTTATCGAAAAGGGCGTTACTAGAATTAATTCAAATAGGCTGTCTAGTTTATTGAAATTATACGGTGAAGAAATTAATATCATCAAAGCCCATAGAAAGGGTGAGTATATGTGCATAGGTAAAGAGGGACTGATTATCAAAGACCCTTGGGCTTATGCAGCGGGCTTCCTTGATGCAGATGGTTATATTACTATCACTGAAAGAGGCGAGCCTCGTGCAGGATTCATTGCTACAGGTGACCGAGGACGCACTCATTGTGAAGAATTGTACAAAAATATAGGTGCTGGTAAATTACAATTAGACCAAAAGGTGTACAAAGACGGACAAAGAAGTCAACACCGTGTTAGTTTTTATTCAAAAGATGACTTGACTAAATTATTAGCAGGCATCACTCCCCATCTTCGTATGAAAGATAGACAAGCCAAGGCTGTATCGGCTTATCTTATGGAAGCAGACCCTATACGCAAGGATGAAATAAAGAGATTTGTTCAATTTTCAAATCGTGAAGGTACTCAAAAAGGTGAGGAATCACTTAAAGAGTGGGGAGTAGACCGAGATACAGTAATGAGTTGGGCACCTGAGGTATAGATATGGCTGAGAAAAAGGGAAGAATTGCTAGATTAGTAGAATCGATTGGTAATCCATTTCGTCGTCGTAGAACTCCTGAGCCTCAGATGCCTCTGTGGACTACTGGTATTCAGGAGCCCGTTTTAGTACAGGGTATTACCATACCTGCTCTTTACTCAGTTGCTAGTGAAAACTTAATCCTCCGTACTGTCTTGACTACTCTTCAGCAAGAAATATTCCGTAGAGGATACTATTGGGATAAGTCCTTCCAAAAGAAATGCACCGCTTGTGAAAAGGAGTATCAGCATGATATGGATACATGCGAGCAGTGCGGGAGTAACGAATTAGTTTCTCCTGACCCGAATCAAATAGTATATGCTAAGTGGTTATTAGACCAAAGGAACTCTATGGAGCAGACCTTTATGGATGTACTCAGAGAGATAGAGTATGACTTAAACATCACAGACGATGCTTTCTTAATTCTAATTAAAGAGTACTATATTGACGAAGAGACAAACAAAGTTCAGTTTTATCGCATCAAAGAAGTAGTAAGAGGAGACCCTATATTTATGCGTATCATTGCAGATAAGCGTGGAGTTAGAGGTGGTAGGTATCGTGTCTGTCCCGTTCATCGTGACAATGTTAAGTCTTACAGTGAAGAAGAAAAGTCTTGCGATATTTGCGGACATGAGTTAGAAGATGTACATCACGTCAATACTGCAGGAAGTGGTAAAACACAGTACTATCTCAAGGGAGAAGTAATACATTTGAGTAAGTATCAACCGGGCAAGTTGTATGGAAGAAGCCCTGTCTCTACACTTTGGAGACAAGCAATGACTCTTACTGCTATGGATAATTACATGTATACGTCTTATAGTAAGAGAAGGATGCCAAAAGGTTTGATTTCAGTAACTACAGATAACTTAGAATCAATGAAGTCTTTCTTCAAGAGTATGGATGAAAAGTTAGAGCGTGACCCACATTACATTCCTAAGATTGGTATAGAATCCAGTACAGGTAAAGGCGGAGTCAATTGGGTTAAGTTCATGGATACGCTTGAAGAGATGCAATATATCCCTGCTCGTGACGAAATGAGGCAGAGGATTGCTTCTTTCTATGGCGTATCTAATGTATTTATGATGGACACTGGTAAATCTGGAGGCCTTAATAACGAAGGTATGCAGATTCTAGTTACTAATAGGGCAGTTGAATTCGGCCACAAGGTATACACTGACCATTTATTCCCACGACTTATGGAAGAGATGGACATCAGTGATTGGAAACTCACACTTTATCCTAACGAAGAAGAGGACGAAGTTACTCGCTTACGCCGTGACGAGATGGAAGTTAATATCGCACAACGTATGATGATGCTTGGTTACAAACCTGAACTTGCAGAAGATGCTAACAGAGACATACGTTTCGTTTACAAGCAACCAGACCCTGCAGAGCAACCTCCAATGCCTCCGGGCGGTATGCCTCCGGGTGGCGGTATGCCTCCGGGCGGTATGCCTCCGGGCGGTGGAATGCCCGGTATGCAAATGGGCGGAGGTATGGGTACGCCGGGTGCTTTACCTAGCCGTAACATTAGTCCACAGGGCGCTGCGCAGATGGCAAGGCAATCACAAATGGGCCAACCGGGAGGAGAAGGACAAGGAATTCGTACCCCAAGAAGCCCAGCCAGTCCTCAGAATAGAACCTCTATGGGAGCGGGGTCACCTGTTTCTAGCGTACAACAAAGAGGTATGCCGATGGGCGGAGTTCAACAGGCTTCTCAAAATATATTAGATGCTCGTAATTTCAAAGGGGCATGAGTAAGGTTAAAGTTAAGTGTAGTAGTGGGTGTCGACATGGACTTAAGGAAATTAGACCCAATGGCTCGTAAAATGCGTGTCCATGTAGATGGATTCTACAAAGCAATAGAAGATAATGACAGTTATAATGCTGGCAATCATATTAATGAGATACTAAAGTTTGCAGAGTACATGTCTAAGGACGTAAATACAATTATAGCAAAGTCTGACTATTCTCCTACAGGTATCAATGATATCTACGCAGGAGGAGCACCCGTTAGGAAACTTAACTCTGTTGAGAAAGTACATGAGCATAGTAATGATGTCTTGGCCGGAACAATCCGTACAAGTCGCTATGGTAAACTTATGAGACCACAAAGTAATCGTAGTCTTCAATGAGGTGATGTGTTGTGTCTAATGAGGGAGAGGCTAATACAGCAGAGAAATTAATGGGAGTTCTTATTTCAAAAATGGAAAGTATGGACAGCGACTTGCTTATACTAAAGCAAGAGAATGCCATGCTTCGTAATGCAGTTAATAACCCAAGTGCATTGTTAAGAAAAGCAGGTTTCGTGCGTGCTAACAACAGTGTCCCAGAAGGAATATTACCTGATGAGTTTAGAAATAACAGTAATGACGATTTGTTCACAAAGGGAATGGACGGTGAGAACATAAGCCTTCCTGAATCGAATGCCGATTTCCATAATATGGAATGGGCAGATATTCACGCACTTGCTGATAAGGCTAAGTCATCAGGAGCAATCGGAAATCAAATAGGTATGGAGTGATATAATGAAGCCACGATATGAGGAACAAAGCGAAGAATTAACTAATCTTTTGAAAGAGGCAAAAGATTTGGAAAATAGACTAGTTAAATCAAGAAGTAGTCAACCTGAATATTCTGCAAAAGAAGGTTCAGAGCAAGGCTATGAGTTTATGACTCAATCTGCAGGTAAAGACAACGTAAGAAATCAAGGCTTTTCTACTAACAATCATTTAATCGATGTCAAAGACGTTGCAAACAAAGGCGCAATTTCTGAAAACAGCAGTGTGCTTGATAAGCCAACTCAGTATCCTACTGCGTTTGAAACTCACACCGCTTATCGAATAAACGAAAAAGGTGGAGAAGGACCAGTTATGAAATCTCTCGGCGGCGATGTAGAACGCATGGCTGTACAGGAATTACGAAAGTCAGTAGACCTTTTGGCTCGCCGTTTGAACTAAACGGCGGGTGATTTGAATGCGAGAAGGCCATCTTGACATCCTTGATAGGAACAGGAGTACTTTTTTACATTCGCTCGGAGATAGTATCGGCAAGGCTGACGCAGGTGCTGATTTTTTCTTATCTACGGTTAGTGCCAAAAGACAAGGTTATATTTTGTCTGATGACGATAATGCTTTGATTAAAATGTTCCATTCGGTCATTAAGGCTGAAGAAGACTCAGGTCTAGGTTATTCTGGTCAAGAAGTTTATGAAAACTCGATTGACAGTAATCGTGTTTTAGGAGTTCAGCCGGGACAGAGTATAGCAGGCTACATCCCTGAATTAACACAAGGAGAAGTTGGTGACCAATACCAAAACCATAATCCATTCGATTATAGATTCAATCCTTTGTATCGAGTAGATACACAAGGATTTAGTGGTAAGGTAAATTCTGTTGCTAACTTTTACTTACCGTCCCAAGCAGGGGCAGATTCTGTAAGTTATGTCGATGCAGAGAAAGAAAAGGACATTGAAGGAGAATATTCTTCTGATGAAAATTATTCATTTTTATTCGGTCACCATCATTATGGAGATTTGAAATACAGTAACCATGACGAATATGAAACGCACTTCGGTGATTGGAAGAAAGACAAGGTTAACGAAGAACTTGCTTTGAAAGAACAAGGATTTAGTGATTTGGAAGCAGAGCATGAGTTAAGAAAAATGCACATGGGTGAAGCCAAAGAACGCTGGATGTCAGATACAACTGATGAAAATGGTATTCCACATCGTTTAGGTTTATTCGATTATCTATTCGGATTAGAATGGAAGTCTCCTAAGCAAAGAGATGAAGTTTACAGACACATGTCACAATGGGGAACAAATGACAGAGACCGTAGGTCTATAGGTGCTGATAATCATACTGATGTAGGTAGGTTAGTTAGAAACTTTCAGCAAAGATTTACTGGTATGGCTGACCATTGGACTAGAGACCCTATGAGTCCCGGACAACCAGTAGAATTTATACCTCAACCAATCGGTAAGCCTAAGATAAGGCCTGAATTAAATCGTGATGCTTTGTTATCATTAGGAGGAGATGCACTTTCAAAGGCTGTTCAGTGGCACGCTGATAGACAAGGGGTCGGCATTAGTAGTGACAAGGTTTACATTGATGGAGATGGAAATTTACAGTTTGGTTCTAAAGGCGCTCATAAGAAAGGAGGATTAAGGAGAGCAGAATTACTTAGGTTACTTAACGTAAATCCTTCTACAGGAGAACTGTATAGTGACGGAGAGCATCCTGACTATGAAGATTGGAAAAAGTCTGATAGTCCATTTAGCCAAGTTGATGTAGATAATGTCTTTCAACACCTTAGTGATGCTAATACTAGTGATGATTATGGTGTAATGGGAGAAAATTTCGGAATGTGGCATTATGGTCACCATGTCGACCCCAATCATTATCCCGAAGACATTACTGGAGGCGAAAACACTACACTTGCTTCTCATTGGAATAAGCCCTTTTTAGGAGGGGGCTTCGGTAAATTACCTAATGAACTCAAGAACTTATTACACGCCATGACTCCTTTGTATGGTGCTGATAAAATGTCACCCGAAGGTAGTATTGGAATCGGCGAAGAGCAGGAAAAGGTTGACGAATATGGTTATGGACAGTTCTTCGCTGATAAAGAAAAAGAAGACTTGCCAGAAAGTCAACAGCAAACTATGAGTCCTCAGAGGGCTATGCGTAGTTTACTATTTGATAAAAATGAACTAACTAATACTATTGGTATAAGGCATTACAAAGATTCAACGGGTGAAAAATTACACAGCGGTATGCTAGGTGCAATGGGGCCTTGGGGTAGTCCTGAAGCAGAAATTACTGAAGCAGACGAAGGTGGAAAGAAGTACAAAGTAAGTGGAGGTATAGCCGATGACAGCCAGTCTATTCATAATCCAGAAAATAAATGGTTTACTTCTAAACTAGGTACTAGGCGTAGAAATTGGATGAGGCATCATGGTAGTTTAAATGCCAAGTCCGATAATATACATGCTAAGGAATTGCATGTTAATTACGGTAAACCCGGTTGGCAAGGAATAAAGGATAAACTCAGTGGTAAGTTTAGCGGCGCTATGGCAGGATTTAATCCATTCTTAGGGACACAAGAAGGTGCACTTAATAATGAACGCTCTAAAAGAAGACTTGCTCATTTATGGCATAGAGTAGGAACAATGAGGCATAAGAATGGTGCTCCTTTTACTAATGATAATGGTATATTGGAACTGGGTAGACAGGGAGCAACCCAACCAACTACTCAGGCTATCGACGCTTTAACTCGTGAAAGAGAAATAGGTATGGGTAAAGTGACAGGTACTCCGCCAGAAGAAAGAGAAGTTGCTGAAAAGCAAGATGAGATGAATCGCTTATTTGAAAGAATGAGGAACATTGAAGATAAACTAGGTGAAGGAGGACTTACGGAAAAGCACAAAGAGCACCTTATGCATCAGTTAAACGAATTGGAAGATGAATTTGACGAATTGAATGCTGAACCTCCTGAAGGCATAGGTGCTGAAATAGGTGGGACTGCTATGAGAACTCATGGTCCGGCTGAGTTAGAAAAGATAAACGCTGATGAAAGTGCTATCGCTAAGATGACTGGTATGCTTAGTCAACGGCTACAAGCAAGTGACCCTGAATTATGGAATAATTTGTTCGGAGAGCATTTGCCCGTTGAGACATTAGACGCTAATATCAGACAACTTTTCCGATTAGGCAACACGTACCTTCAACAAGCCCCTCATGAAATGCACGGTTTACAGACTAGAAGTACAGGTTATCACCAACAAGGAGGTGATGTAGGACAAGCACCTGCAGTAAAGCAAAGTGTGCATAATAGTGAGAACACAGTTGGGGCAGGTAGTACCGGAGAAGAAGTTGCTGAAATGCTAAACCTTGATTATAACGATGAGCGAAATAGGGCTACAGTTGATTCTTTATTAGAAAAGTTACATAGTAGGATTGCAGATACAGGTGATACTTCACTTCGCTTCCCTGTTATGACAGTTGAACAAATGCTTTCTTCTACCAACCATTATGGAGATTTGGGCTCAGGCTTATCGGACATGGTAAACCGCATACATGACAAGAAGACTTACAATAAGAATAAAGGGACTGTTAATACAATTAATAGAGTTAGGAGAGACCTTTCTTCAAGAGAAGGTAAGGCAAGGACTGTTAAGACTGGCACGGAGGAGAAAAAGTCAGAGTTAGGACTTGATTACCACATTGCCCATAATCCTGACCCTAGTAGTAAATTATCAACTGACCCTACTACTGCTGGTAAAAAGCAAGGTAGTACTGCTCAAAATACAGCAAGAAGATTCCGTGCTCTCCAAGACTTAAACAGTATTTTGATAAGTGACCCTACAGTTGAACCTAAGGATTTGGAATCTATTATGGGACAACAGTTTGGTATGGGTGACGTTAACATAGACGCATATGGTCCTCATACGGATAGTGTCGGCTCTTACTATAATTCTGCAGGATATAATTTTGAAATGGGAGACCAGCATCACGATGATGGTTTGAGAAGACATATGCATCCTACCTTTGATTGGCACATAAATCCCGATACACATGAAGTCGAATACTCACCTGTTGCTGAAGGAATTCCTAGTAATATAGTTAGGCCTTTGAGTAGGAGTATAAGAGAAGCGTTTCCTCATCTAAATCACTTAGTAGGTAACCCGAATGCAATCAGTGCATTAAGTGCAATAGGAAGGCAGCCTCCTCAGTTTCAGCCAAGTGAAAGAGGAAGGGTTTACTTGCATAATGTCGATGGGACTTCGGCTTTGAAATCTAAAATAGGACTTGCCGACTTAACTAATCCTGATATCATTAGGAAGGATTTGGGTAAAGACATACCTTTACTTCAGCCTATGCACCGTATATTCAAACTTGAGGACTTAGAGCATCTGCGTGGATTTACAGGAGACTGGATAGTTTCAGTTATGCCTGAAGGTGAAAGGGGCTTTGTAGTTAAAGAAGACGACAAGGTTACCTCTCCTTCCTTTAAGTTATCAGATGAAGACAAAGAGAATTTTAAGAAAGTTGCTGATGACGATTATCATGTTGATGTCATTAAAACTGAAGAAGGCTACTATGTATTTGACGTTATCAAGTTTGATGGCAAAGAAGTACACGATACTTTACTCGATGCCCGTATCAAAATATTAAGAGGCGGTATGGAAGGAGTAGAGAACATACACATACCTAGTGCTAGTGATACTAGGTTAACCGATGATGGTGGACTAGAGTCTACTGTGGAAGATTTGAAGAAAGATAATGATAGGTTATTACTCAGAGATGCTAAGTCTACCTACATGGTAGGTGAACTTCGTCAACCAAAGTGGGTTCTATTGTCAGAAGGCAAGGATGTAGTTTTGATTGTATTGGAAAGAAGAGGAAGCGGTCCTTACACTTACCGCTTAGGTACAGGTCCAATTACACAAGATGAAAGTCTAGGTGATAGGGCTGTAGAACTCAATAAGGAAACCTACATGGATGTAGGTGCAGTTTTCGATAGTAAAGAGAAATTCAACGAAGGTGACCATGTTAAGGTAAACGTCGATAACGTAGGTGAGTCTGAATTTAGCGAAGGGCACAAGTTGTATACAGTTACAGGCTCTGAAATACAAGGAGAGGCAGAAAGTGAAGGACTAGTTAGTCAAGAGACACTGGGCCTACTTGCTAAATCTGAAATTAAACAGTGGCTATGCGAAGTTACAAGCGTACCTTCTGGAATTCGTATAGTCATGCCACAAGGTGATGTGGTTTACAAAGCGACAGAGTCCGGTGGTAATTGGTCATTACATAGTCCATTGGCTAATAACTCGTATCTCATACGTTTGTCTGAAACACAGAGACCTTACTGGGGGCCAGTAGCAGGTACAATGCTAAAGGCTGGTCTTGAAATTACAGAAAAGGAAGAAGTTCATGATGACAGTTATGAACCCGGTCCTACTAAGCCTTTCATTAAACCTAAGAAAGTCAAAGATACTGATTGGTGGAAAGAGGAAGACAAAGGTAAAGTATTGGTCAAGGGTCTTTTACTGTTAGAAAGAATGATGAAAAGTGGAGTAGGCTCTGTTGGTCAGTCTAGTACAGGTACTATGGGACTAGGTATAGATTATGCTACTCCTATAGAGTCGCCTACTGGCCCGACTAACCTACACGATTCTAAGACAATGCCTGACTATGATAACAAAAAACGCCCCGGAGAAGACTCTTCTATAGAGCCGGGAACGCAAGACGAAAAGCCTGTTAAGCACATTACTATTCCAGTAGAAGAAGGTAAGTTGGAACTTACTAACGACTCTGCTACCCTCCGTACTTATTGATATAGTATGAACATTCTCTATAGAACTAATGGCAGCCATGGCGTCACTAAGAACTTCCCCCGTTCGTCACGAGGGTAGCATTAGTATTGTCAAGGGTGCAAATGACCTTGTAATAGCAGGATACGCATCGGTTGAAATGGTCGATAAACAAGGTGACCTTATTACAAGAGGAGCATTGAAGAATGCTTTTGGTGACTTTATGAAAGCAGAAGACTTCCGTAATGTTCAACTAGCCCATTCAAATATTCAGGTTGGAAGTGTTATACCTGAATATACAGACTCTGATGGAAGAGTTTGGAAATCTGGCGTCGATGACGCTGGTATGTTCGTTGTCATCAAACTAAGAGATGACATAGAAAAGGCCCGTGAAGTGGCTAATGATATTCGCAAAGGTGCCCTCAGGGGGTTCAGCATTGGTGGACAAGCATTCAAGAGAATGAAGAAAGCCGATGATAAACATGGAGACTATACAGAAATCTCTAAGTTAGAACTACATGAGGTAACAATTTGTGAAAAAGGTATAAACCCGGAGGCGACATTCCGTATATTGAAGGAGGACACAGATATGACAGAAACTGATACTATGGCAGAACTATCTACAGTTCTAGGCCGTTTGAACGGAAGATTAGACGCTATGGAAAAGGCAGACTTGCCTCCATTCATGGAAGATAAGAAAGACGATGACGCCCCTGAAGAAAAAGATGATTCACCAAAAAAAGAAAAAAAGGACGATGAAAAAATGGCTGATAAAACAGATGATAAAGAAGTAGAGAAGGGCGAGCCTTATTCTGATGTTATCACAAGCGAATACCTGAACTGGATGGAAAACACACTGAAATCTCAGGGTGTTAACATTTCAGAAGCACGTACTCACTTTGATGATGTTGCAAAAGCAAACCTTGGTAGCACACCGGAACAATTCCCGGAAGAACAAATGAACGGACAAGTTAAGGGACGAGCGACTGAAGCAGGCTCACCTTCAACAGGCGCTGTCGGAAAAGTATCCAAAGGTTACTTGAACCCAGCAGACGTTAGTTCCGCTGACGTAGAAGCAGCCTATGAAGTATACAAGGCCGCTGCTATGGAAGAGCGATTCAAAGGCTCTTTGGAAAATGTCTTTTCAGACAGACTTGCAAAGGAACTTAACCATGAAGCAGAGGCTCGTGCAGCAGCACAGTTCGATGCTCGTGCACCGCTAACTAACATTGAGAAAGCAATCGCTGACCTAAGTGACCGTATTGACAACATTAGTGTTGCACCGGTTGCAGGAACAGAAATTCGCAAAGCAACTGACAATTCCACCATCGAGATTCCTTCAACAGAGGAACTTGGAAGCATGGGATGGGATGAAGTACACGCCTTAGCAGGAAGTGTATGGCAATAAATGGAGACTTAAAAAATAGGAGATGATATTATGGCAAGAAATTATATGAGAACAGTTAACGACATGGAGCGCTATTACTATGGTGCTGGACAAAGTATGGGATATTCCTACACTGGTTCAGAACTTTTGAAAGCAGACGCACCATTGTTGAGCACAACCGCTGGTACTTACCAAGCAATCTATGGCCGCAAAGTGTGGTCACAACTAAACCAAGAATTTAACGCATTCAGTATACTACCTAAGAAACCTTGGGACCGCTCTGGATGGAGAGTTGTTACTGCAAAGCCTTCGACAGCAGTCGGTGGCGGTATTGCAGAGAACGGAACTCTACCAGACACAACCAAGCCTACTTTCCAGCATGTTGCTGCAAAGCCAAAGACCGTTGCTCACTCATTCGATATGTCTGAGACAGCAATTTTCCTTAACGATAAGGATGACGGTCTAGGTGACATCCGCTCAGTCTTGAAAGAAGAGATGGGTAAGCACCACGCAGAGCACATCAACCAAATGTTAACTGGAGATGTAGACACACCTGCAGGAAATGACATTGAGTCACTTGACAGAGTTACTGTCGCTGACACTACTCAAATGACTGCTGGAACTCACTACACCGCTGGAGACGAGGACATCTACTCCATCGACAGAGGAGAAACCGCTAACTCGTGGTCATATGCAGAAGGTAACGCACATACTAGCGCAACTGACCGTGTATTGAGCCTAGACCACATTGATGACTTATTCCAGAAAATCTGGGTCCGTGGTGGTAACCCTAAGGTTATCTTAACCCACTATGATACATTGATGAGAATTCAGCAACTTCTACAATCTCAACAGAGATTCATGGAAGAGAAGAGAGTTGTACCAACTTACAACGGTGTTAAGGGTGTACCGGGTGTTGAGGCAGGATTTATTGTCGCAACTTACAACGGTGTACCAATTATTCCATCTAAGGACGTGGTGCAAGAAACAAGCGGTATCGGTAGAATTTACATGCTAGATACTGATTACTTGTACTACAGTACAGCAAAACCAACACAATACTTCGAGTCTGGAATTGAGACTGGCGACCCGTTCGCAATCAACAGACTAGGACAGGAAGGACTTTACCGTACAATGGGTGAAGTTTGGACTACTTTCTTTGGAGGTCAAGGTTCTATCCGTGACATCAAGTGAGGACTATGGAGATTAAAATAAAATAAGGAGATGAAAAAATATGACAACACGAACAGCAGAACACAAAGGCATGACAATTAGTTATGATGATGGCGATTTTACTAACGGTACTGTCTCGGTCCTTTTGGACCTTGACATGCGAACAGGAACACCAGTAGACGAAACTGCGTGGTTAAATGGAAACAGTGGCGGCTCTTATCCGGGTTCACTAACTGGCTTTAGCGCACAAAACGCTGACGGAAACGCAGGAGGTAGTATGCGAATGGTAACCATTAAGGCTACCTTAGCAGACGCTTTAGAGCAAACAATGGTTTTGACAGCAGGCGCTTCAAAGATTGTATCAATCATTGGTTACACCTATGAAGGGATTGATGATGCAATAACATTGACCTTTACTAATACAGGTACAGCCGCTTTCGCTAAGACTGGTGGAGCACTACCAGCAATTGTGGCTCACGGTGAATCAGCGGCTGTCTTTACTGTAACAGTAATGCTACTCAACTGAGGTGGTTAAGTTTGCCTACGGTAACCTTTATGGGGCCGTTTCCGACAAGAAGACGGCTTGATAAAAAGGGCGGAATGTGGCACAGAGGAGTTGCCGTTGAAGTCAGTCAAGAATGGCTGAATCAATGGCGCTCCCGTGTCAGCAACCCTAGATATTACAAAATAGAAGGCGATGCAGGAGAAACTGTAGATTTTGGAAGCGACGGTATACCAGACAGTGGATGGACTAAGAAGGACATCACTACATGGATTAAAGAGAATGGTGGAGAAACCACAGGTTACAACACTAAGAAGAAACTCTTGGACATGGTAGACACCATCCTCAACCCTCCGGCTCCAGAGCCAGAAGTGGTTGAGGAGGTGGCTCCTGAACCTGAAGTAGTCGAAGAAGTAATAGAAGATACTATAGTTGAAGACCCAGTGGATGAAACATTAGGAGTTGAAGAATAATGGCAATAGCAGTAACATTTGATGAAAGAGTTAGTACTTTTGGTAACATGCATGTAGTGACTGGTAGTTTTACTATCAGCGGTACATCTAGTGCAGAAGTATTAGACTTGAGCGACCATCTTGGTACAATATATTCCATTACAGTAAACGGTACTGATAACACCCAAATGCACGCTTGGTTAACTGATGTCGGTGACACCACTGCTAACATTAAAGCAGCGGCTAATGATAAAAGCGGTATCTTTATGGCTATGGGTCACCGTTGATAGGCGGTGACTTAGATGGCAATAACTTTTGACACAAAACCGATAGCATTCGGTGACAGAACTCTGTTAATTGGTAGTTATGCATCAGGAGATGTAAATCAGGCAATTGACCTTGGCCAGTTAGGATTTGTACAGATAAATGCAGTGGCACATATGGGTGACTCTAAGACTAATATCAATGTGAAGACAGCAGGTAATATTTGTTTACCTAATATAATTAGAGTATCTACTGATTCACCCGGTAATATTAACATAACAATCGCTGCACCAGCCGATGGAGTGGCTAACGGTGGCGGTAAATTTATGGTAATAGGAAGAAGGGGGCAAAGTTGATGGCAGTTACTTTCGACACTAGGCCGACAGCAATTGGTGATATGATTATGGTCACCGGCAAATATGAGGCTAATGATACTACTATCGACTTAAGTGGTTTCTTTGGACCTAACTCAGTAGAGTTCTTTTCAATAACGCCTACAGCCACACTTGCGACGACTACAGTAGAACTGAGTATTGAAGAAACTCCAACGGCAGTAACAGCGACTTACCCAGACACTTTTCAATTAGTCGATGCTACTTGTATAGTAACTCTTTATGGAGGAACTGCTGCAGGAGGCTCTCAAGAACCGGGTAACTTTATGGCAATCGGGAGGAGAGGCTTGTGACCGAAACAATAGATGAAAATGGAGTAACCGTAGTAGGTAACAAAATTATGGTGTCTGGTCAATTGACCATAGGTTCATCTAGCATTATGGATATGTCCCCTTACATGAATGTAATCGAACAAGTTATTGTTAACGAACAAGACCAAGGGGCTCCTATGATAACTAGAAATGCGGCTGATAATGATGCGTTTATGATGAGTTCGGCAATATTGGTAGAAATATTATCAGATACAACTTTTAGATTTTTTCAGCAGGCCTCTCCAGAATTAGGTACAAGGCAAAATACAGTTGTTCCCGGCGTATTCGTAGTAATTGGAAGGAAGTGATTAAATGGCGAACTTAGCAAATCTACAAGCAAAAGTAATTGGCCCGTTAACTCCAAAGGAATTTTCGGGTGCTACTGCCATTGAAACAGCCATCAATACTGGATTCAACGGCGTAACCGATGCGGCTACAGCAGATACAATTGTTGGAGTCGAAATGCTCAATGTATTAGGCAATGCCTATGTTGTTGTATTCTATAAGGCATCCTGAGGCTGATTGAATGGAAGCATTCGGTAGCCTTGGCCTTAAGGAAATAGAGCGTTTACAAAAACGTGGGATTCGACTTAACGAGTCTTACGGAGCGTCTGTAAGGACTGATGAAGATAATCCACTTGCTGGATTTACGATGAAACAGAGAAACCGCAATAAGAATGCGGGCGATGTTTTGAACATTGGTAGTGGTACTAGATGCAAGCACTGTGGTATGCTTTATTTTTGTTGGGTAGATTCTTGTAGAACTTGCGGTAAAGAAGTCGATTTCAACCTTGGTAAGAAGGAACAGTAGATTTAATGATGTGGCACTTGATGGCATTGGTGAGGGAGATGAAATATGCCAGTAATTTTTTCACCCGGAGAGCCTGAGACAAGACCTCTTAATCCTGAAGCAATTGTATATACGACTGCTCAGAAGGTTGCAGACTTACTCGGTATCGGGCCGGGTGAAGCGGTGTTGGCTAGTGCTGACACCGTTGCCAACGCTGTGTTTGTAACTGGTGCAGATTATAGAAATCACGGATTTTCAGTAGGAGATAGTATTCTAGTTTACAGTGATGCATATCCTATTGGCTTTACAGCAGAGATTGACACTATTGTCAGTGGAGGCAACAACGGAGTAAAACTCAATTTGAAAGATATAAATTCTTCTGGTAGCGCTACTATTGCTACTCATGTTGACTTGACAGACGTGGCAGTAGCAGACAATACTTACATTCAAAACACAGCATCATTCACCAACGGCAAAACTCGTGGAATGAAGCGCAGTACAGTAGAAGAGCGTATCAAAGAAGTTCAAGACCGCATTGATAGTGCCAGTCATAATGCTTGGAGACCTTATTTGGTTTCATCAGAATATATCAATTTTGATACATACAAGCCTTATCGAAGAAGATATTATACAGATTATGTAGGTACTACCCCCCTATTGTTTAGGAATGTTCAGCAAATCATAAAGTTAGAAGTCTGGCAAGGCGAGAAGTACAGAGAGTTGGCTGGCACTAATGCTACTATTAAAATTCACCAAGACCAAGGTGGGCCAAAGGATAATAATCTTTACTTTGGTTTACCAAACGGCTCCGTCTCTTGTATACATCCTTCGGGACAAGATACCTTAACTTGGACTACAGTAACTGCAGCGGGTACTGGTTATAGTAATGCCAGTGGACTTAGTGCTGGTGGCGGAAGTGGTACAGGTATGGTAATAACTATCAGCGCAACTGGCGGAGCAGTTACTTCGGTCACTGTCACTAGTGCTGGTTCAGGCTATGTTTCAGGAGACACTCTTACTATACCGACTGGTGGTACCAATGCTAAGTTTAGAATATATGTTCCTACTAATAACATTAATGCCGAATGGAGTACGGAATTCCAAGATACGGTTCATACTCACCAAGAACTTGCAGATACTATAAATCAAGAAGATAGGGCAAATAAAGTTGCTATACCTTTTGCTCCAAGATTTACATTACCCGGCTCTTCTTCAAATGTTACTCTAAAAGATGAGTTTATGGCTGTAGCAAATTCTGATTATGGAAACGGTATATTACACTTAACTAGTATGCGTCAGACTAAGGGCGGCGGTCTTCATACAGTCATAACTAATTCTGGAACTAATGAAAATATCTCTGATGTCGAAACAGTAACTGGCTATTGTAAATTTAAAGGACCTTTGATTTCGGCAACCATAACTAACGATGCAGGTGGCGGAAGTTATAGTGCAGGTAATGTGGCGAGTACTGCAAGTACCGGTAGTGGTAGTGCAACACTTACCATCACAGTAGCAACGGCACTTGATGGAAGTACTACTGTAAATGGCATAACTGCTGTACACACTGCAGGTAATTCTCACGCTGTAGGCGATGTATTGACTTTTGGCAGTGGTGGATTTACAGCAACTGTCACTGCTGTCTCTGCTTCTGATAGTTTATTCTTCACTGACGAGAATGGAGTGGCTAGTAGTCCTCCTTCTGCATTAACTAGTGGAGTAATGAGACTATCTGGTTCAGGATTTAGCCCTATAGTAGCAGTCAATAATGTTAGCATTGCGTCTGCTATAAGCATAAGTGGTTTATTTTCACTATATGATAACTTACCTCCTTCATATGGAGGCGAGGTAGTGACAATAACACAGCATAGGTTAACCAGTGACATAGGTCAATATTCAGATGCTGGCGGAGACCAAGCACGACTCAAAGACTGGTGGCTTGACCACGAAATGGGAATTATTTACTTCAACAACTCTTATCCATTCTTTGAGTGGAATGCAGTTAAGTGCTCTTACATTTACGGCGAGCGCTATGTAGAGAAGGCTATAGAAGAGGCTGCTACTAAGTTAGTAGCCGCTGACTTACTTATGTCAGATGACCGCTCTGTACTTGTTCCTGAAGGCTCTCAAAATGTAGACCTCGGTGCCAAGATTCAACTGTACCGTAAAGAAGCCGAAGAGATACTCAAGCGCTATAAGGAGATGGTGGTGTTTGCATGACAGCAACATGGAAAGAGCCTCTCGATGCAGTTATTGATATACTCAAATCGAACTACTCTGCCAGTGATACTGGTTCATGGAATAGGGCAAATACAGATAACGTCAGGCCAATCATTCTTGACATCGCTGACGAAGGTCCTGAGCGTGGTAAGCGTTTAGATTTACAGCGTAGCGATTACATTCTATGTTACGAGACGGCTTTGAACGAAGAGGCTCATGACCTTTTGTACAATTACGTAACTACTCGTACTAATATTACCGTCGATATGAGGACTGCGAAAGGTCGCTCTCGTCTTCGTAAGATGGAAAACGAGATGAGGAGAGTTATCCATAACAGCCGTAAAGGAGACGGAGTTAACTTTGACCGTATGGTTCTGAAGACCCGTACTGACCTAAGTGATAGAACTAAGAAGTTATTTAGGCACACTTTCCAAGTAGAAGTAGTTACTCTAGCGGAGTTGATACCATGAGTGGTTTTGGCGGTCATTACAAGGGAGATGTCTCTGAAGTTACCATGGGTCATGAGACAGGACTTTACATTCAGGGGACTAAGCCTGCTACTTTTCAGGCTGCTATAAGTCAAGGAACCGATGCTGCTGCTACTCACGATTACACTTTGATTAAGTTCTCTGCAGGTAGCAGTACTACCGATGGGGGTTTATTCTACAATAAGATACTCAAAGTCCCAATAGGTATGCTCATAGGACTTAAATTGACTTTTCACGCCGCTACGTTAGGTGGGGGTACAGGTACGAGTAATTTCGCTAGTTATCAGTATACTAGTCTGAATACAAGAGTCTACTCGATTGTTGACCATACTTACAATAACTCGACCAGTGCTACTGAATTAAAAATAGTACCTGCGCTGAATAATGAAGCAGCAATTACCAGTAGTGCTTATGATGCGATGTATATTCATTCACTCGGTCTTCCGACTGTACGTACTGCTAATGCTGACTTTTCTATTCATAACAATGCTTCTGCTTCTAAAGAAACCAGTAGCATTGACCAGTTCATTGGACTTGCTTCTTTCATGTCACTTCCTGATACTACTGTTGACTTGCATAGATACCACGTAGTCGGTAAGGGTAGGCAAGTAGCAGTTCAGCAAACGGGCAAGGTCCATCATATGGGCGGCTCTGTTGAGATGCCTTTACATGACCCTAAGTGGCTTTACTACTCACTTGGAAGAGAAGTGGTGAGCAAAGATTCGTGTGCAGACGACTGGCATAGTAGTCCTACTAAAGACACTACTAACGTAGCAAGACTCTTTGCAGATGTCGCTCCGGGCGCTACGTATATCGATGTGGCTAGTTCACAGCAACTAACTGTTCGTTTTGGTACCTATGGTAATGCCGCCATAGGCGATTATATTTTAATTAACGATACAACTAGAGTCCCTACTATAAGTTACAAGGCACCTGATATAGGTATATTCGGTACTACCGATGCTTATTTCTGGCCACCAGAAGCGTCTGGGAGTACTTTAGATAGTGGTGATGAAAACTTTGAATGGGCAGAGTCTTCTGAATGTAGGAGAATAGTTGCCATAGAGCCTATCCATGACATAGGGTCAGGTAACCATCGTTATATTTTCAGGCTTTATTTGGATGACCCTCTTCAATTTAGCCATTCTGCAATTAGCCCTATAGATTCTGTTGATAGCGCTGTCTTTAATGCAGCCGATACTCTAAGACTCAGGAGGTATGGAGGAGATGCGAGTCACCCTAATGACAACGCCTCTAACACTACTAACGCTAGTCCACATGTTCATACAACAGGTGAAATTAGAAATCACGTACATAGGTTATTATTTTCGGGAGAAACAATTCCTTCTTTCTGTGTAGAGCATAGTGTCAGGAATAGAGACGCAGGTTCAGCAAATGCCAGTGGAGAATACTCTACTAGTACAGTTGGTGGCACTGGTGACTCTCAGCAACTTACACGTATCTTTAGAGGATGTAAGGTAGTTGAATGGGAATTGTCATCTACAGTAGATGCCGAATTAAAATACCGCTGCGTTTTTGATGCGCTTTCCTGCTATACGGACACTGGTAGGTTAGAAGCAACTAACAAGGGCGATAGATATACTGCTCATCGTATGTTCCAGAATACAGCAGGTGACGCTAGTAGCGCACTTAATGCTGGTAAGAGTAGGAAAATATCCGGCATAGCAGATGGAACAGAAAAACCATTTATGTTCTATAATGGTGAAATAAAGGCGTTTGGCCAATCTCTTGGATTTGTCAGTGCATTTGAATTAAGAGGTAAGACTGGGGTAGAGTTATTCCATACTATCCAAGGTAACCCTATAGCAGAATCAGTAGACAGCGGTACAGGAATTAGTCTCAAGCAAGTACCTTATGGAGGTACAAGAAATGCATCTATTATCCGTGAAGGCCGTGAAGAGTTTGAAATGGAGATAGACATTGCTTTACAAGATGCCACTCTTTATCATCAGTTAAGAACTCATACCTTACAGTCAGGAACTATTGGTAGTGCTGACGGATATATACAAATGAAATTTACTAAACCGGTGACCGGTACTACTGGTGGTACTTACGCTACTCCTACTCTAAACGTCATTATCGATGAATACTATATTACAGAGTGCCCCATCCCAGTACCTGACGACAAGGGACTTCTGCATACTAAAATTAAACTTATGCCGCAGAATGTCAAAGTCATAAGTAAAGACGCACTATATCACTGTTGAGGAATTATTATGCCAATGAAAGCATGGAATAGTCTTACCTCCACAATTAAATATTTTCACAAAGGCTTTCTGTCAGAAGAAGATTTGAAAGAAGAAGAAGAAGAGGGAGGAGAATACCTTTTCGACCCCGAAGCAGGTAAGGCCAGCGATGACCCGTTCGCCCACCTCAATGAGGGAGATGCCCCCGATAATTCGGCTGCATCGAATGATGAAGAAGTGAGTAAGTATGTCGCAGGAGAAGAAGAGTAAAATTATAATAAATGGCGAACCGGTAGAAGTTAATAAAAGAAGGCTGACTTTTTACAATATACAGTCAGTCGCACCATTAATGATGCACGGTACCCTAGACTTTTCTGAATACTGGCGATATGCTTTTGCTAACTGGCTTAGTTATAGTGACTTAGAAGGCCATGCTATAGATATCGACATAAACAATATATCCCCTGATGATGGGGCTAAATTGACTTCTCTTTTACCTGAACCAAGTCAAGTCATGGATTGGTTGGTTTTTCGGGAGGCGAAGTTGGTAACATCCGACACTTCATCCATGGGAGACCAGTAGAGGACCGACTTCGCTATCAACAACAGGGTATGGAATATTTAATAATGACACACTATAATATGAATCTGAAGGATGTGAGAGACTTGAATACAAAAGATGCTAAGCAATTACTTTATTGGGCACAGGCTATGCAAGGGCAGGAGCAAGTACCAGAAGGGGCAGTGTATCTCGGATACGACAAAGTACCGTCGATGGAGTGAATAAAATGAATAATTTAGTATGTTTGGTTTGTAATAGCCGAGATATGGATAATGATGTTGTAATCATGCAAGGTAAATGGAGTCGTTTATTCAATTATTCAAATAAAAAATACAACGCAGTTAGTTGTAATGATTGTGGATATACAATGCTATTCAAGCAAGATTCTAAGTTCAGTATACTTGAAGCGATGATGGGGTGAAAAAAATGGTGGAAGGAAATATAGAACCAAAATCTGTAGAGGCTATGGAGAATTTTAAGCGATACGCTGAGGAATCCAATCAGAGTATGAAGAGTCTTCAGCAGCAGATGGATAAGTTCACTAATTCTATGGCTATGACAAAGGTTCATTCGACTGACTTGAGAGAATCTCTCAGGCAGATGACAGGTGCAGAACCTTTCAAGCAAATGGAAGATTCAATCAAAGAAGTCCAGTCTGGTCTTGAGAAAACACTCAATCCTAGAACTGACGGCTCTCCTCTCAAAAGAGGGACGGAGCCTACTGGTATGACCAATGCTAATCCAGAAGCCTCCAACGTCACTGTCAATCTTCGTATAGACGTCAGTGGAGTTAGTGATAGAAGTGATAAACGTGCACTTGCTAAGCAGATTAGCGAAATGGTCACTAAAGAAGTAAGGTCCAAATTAGGCGGCTCGCTCAGTCAAAGTGGATTTAGTAGGAGTGGTTAGTTTGGTAGACATCGGAGAAAGGATGCCTATTCGCCTTGTTAAGGAGAATGGAGACACTATTTCTCTCGATGCTACTAGCGTAGATATTGTTGTTGAGCGCTCTCAGAGTAATTTCGGAATACCTTTCTTTGACGCTAAAAAGATAGGTATAGATTTAAATCAAGCCGCTGTTGCTTTTGAAATACAAGGAGTACTTGCCGATGATGTTGGTCAGGAAGCCAGTGCTAAAGCGACTGCTTCCATAGACCTTGACCAACCTCAGGCGCTTAATACTGGTCCGCAATTAATAGGTGGAGGGGGAAATCCCGGCCTCATCACCAGTGGTTTTGCCTCTATTGGAACAACTCAAAATTCTTCTGTTGCAGCAGGACAAGGTGCTATTGGTGGAATAGGTAGTAGTGGTGGGAGCAGCGGTATAGGCAGTGCTCCTACAGTTGTCGTTATGCCTACGCTAGGTAATAAGATACTGGATAAATGGAGTGGAAAATCAATTGATTTACCTGTGGCTTATTGGACAGAAAGGGCTGCCGAATTAGACCACCCTGTTAAGACTGGTCTTCAGATGTGGCTTAACGCTAATATTTTAGATGACACACTTGTACATGGAGACAGCGTTGCAAGTTGGGGCGATACTAGCGGTAATGCTAGGCATGTTTTACAGAGTAATTCTAACTATCAGCCTACCTTTTTTAAAGAGGGTGCTAATGGTCATTCTTATGTTAATTTTAAATCTCCTTTGACCCATTATTTATCTTATGCTTATGACTCCAGTAATAGTCCATTCTTAAATCCTGATGAACTCACTATATTTGTAGTTTCATCAAGAAACAGTGATGCTGCTGGAGGGGTTTTGATGTCACGTAATGGTAACGATGGTTATGCTATTAGATACAACAGTAGTAGTGACAGTATTGATATTTTAAGCCACAATGCTTCGGGCTCTGCAGGCGTGAGCAATACTGGTGCTAATTCAGTTGGGAGTGGATTAACACTAACTTATCCTAACGTACTTACCGTTAGAACTACCGACACCGGTGACGGCGATACACTTTGGGATACTATAAAATTAAGAATCAATGGAGAGCCTAAACTTCCATCTACAGGTAGTAAGACTTATTCAAAGAATACTAGTGGTGCTCTTGACATCGGTAGAGTAACCCAAGGCGGAGTTACAAATTACCTAAACGGTAATATTTATGAGATATTAATCTACAATAGGCAACTAACTTTTGACGAAGTGGAAAAGATAGAAGGTTACCTTTCAAGAAAATATAACATTGCTTTACCTAGTAACCATAAGTATGACAGTGGGTATAGTTACGCTAACAAGCATATTAGATTTGTATTCGATAAGGAAATGATTGCGTCTGCAAAGGAGCCGTATGGGTTTTTCAATATGCACCGCAGTACTGGCTTAGTAATCGCATCAGGGGGAGTTTCAGGAGGTACATTGACAGTAGAGGGTAGTCCGGGCTACGGTGCAGAAGGAGTAGCCGAACAGCCCCAGTCTTGGTTTGAAGTCACAGAGACTGGTAGAGATTACTATGTCGTGTTTTATAATCCTACTACTGACCAATTTAGAGGAGGTAATTTTTGGAGTATGCTTAAAGGAAAGGTAACTTCGGTATCTGCTACAGAAATTGTAGTTGAATACAATATCACTGGTAGTAGCGACCCGCCTCAAGACAGTGACGAGATATACATCGTTCCTTTCAACTACGACGAAGGAGGCATGTTCAGTAATACCACCAAACCTGTCGTTGTCATTCCTATAAAAAACGCAGATACTTTTGATGAAGATGCACTTCCAGATAAAGCGATAGGGCCAGATTTTACTAGTAATTATCAAAACGGTAGTGCCAGAGATGGCGCTAGTCATACAAGAACCGACGAATACATTGCTTTCCTTATGAAAGGTGCTATGACTGCCGAATATTTACAGGGTATGGAAGCAGTAAATACAACAGGTAATACTGGTATGGACAAGGTATTTGATGTAGTAATTACCACTGGGAAGAATGGAAATCAGACCAAATTGAACATAACTCAGCAGTACGCTACTTCTCTAGGTGCTCTATCAAACACTATTGTAAATACAATGCCAGAAGGAATTATGCCTGAAATACATGGATTTACTGGCGGTAGGGCTGGTAAAAAGGTAAAGAGTGGTGGAGACAAAGTCCAAGATATATTTGGTATATTGGGAAATTCTAACAACTTCGGTTTACCAGAAAGAGGAGGGGTTGTTGAAAGAGCACATGCGTTAGGAGGAGGCTTTTTCCAAGAACATATGTATAGAGGTACTCCTGAAACTAAAGGTGATTACATAGAAGGTATACAGATTCCGTATAATAGTAAGGCTACCTTTGGACAGTCTACCTTTGATACAGATATAGCACAGCGTAATTTCTTCTTAACTACGGATGAAAACGTAGCAGGTAAGTTAGCAACTATCAATTCTGTGCATGCTAATAGAGCCTTTTCTAGTAACGTAGATGGTCACTTAAAGAATGGAATAAAGGGTATGGTAATGGACTTTAATGTACAGAGAGATGCAGAAATGAAAGCCTATGAGTTTAGTTTGAAATTCGTAGCGGCTGACATAATACTATGAGGTGATATGATGGCGATTCCTATTAGGTTAATTTTGGGTAATAACTTTGCCCAAATGGATTTGACGGCGACTAGTATTACTATGAATGTTGATAGAAAAGTCACTCAGTACCCAACTCCTAATTTAGCAGCGGGTCGTGTGGGTATAGACGTAAATACACCAGAGATAAAGATTGATATTGCTGGAATACTGGCTGATGACGAGCATGTCTCAGATGACCCGATGGGAACGGCCACTAGAACTAATCACGGTAAGCCTCTATATACAGTCATCAATTTCGCAAACATAGCATCCAAAGTGGGTGGCGACATTGAGAGAATTACAAATGGAGCGTACAAAACCCGAACCTTTACACAGTCAGAAGCGACGATGTGTACTACTGAAGGCGACGCAAAATATGAAGATGTTGAGTATCAGGTATACGGCTTCGGGACTACTGTTACAAGAGGCGAATTTATATCAAACGAGTTCCATCCTGAAAACACTTCTACTACCATTGTGTGTAAAAAAATAAACTTTTATTATGGTAGTCCGACGCAAGAATATGAAGACGAATGGCAAGATGGCTGGGTAAGGACTGGTAATCAAGTAAATAAATCAGGAGGCTATGGTACTGGAACTAGTGCCACTATAGAGTTAGAGTCTTCATTTGAAACGAACGATGTGAATGAGTCTGAATCACGAATGGGAGTTACTCCAACTCAAGTCTTTAAAGCAGGCGATAGGATAGTTACAGATGACGGTACCTTTGTAGGAACTGTCAAGACCGCTAGTAATAGTTTAAACGATGATGGGACTGTTAATACCGCCGCTGATAACAACATAGTATTAACAGCAGTAAATGCTACTGCTTTGGTGGACGAAACCAAATTGTATAAACAAATGACTGCTTTTAACCATCGAGGTAAGGCCTTGGGATTCATTAGTTCATTTGACTGGGATAACGCTAATGAGGAATGGACAATTACACTTACGGCTAAAAACGCACATTCGATAGAAAAAGACTCACCTGTATTCATAAACCATGTCGGTAGTATGTCAGACCGTTTACATGGCCAAGTTTTCAAAGTAACCCCTACTTATTTTTTGGAAGACATAACTAGAAGTTATGCTGGTAGTAACATACAGTCACCTGATTTTATGACTAGAGGGTCAGGAGTACAAGGCGTATATTTTAGATTCACTGACGATAAAACCTATTCTGGTCAACAGGGTATAACGGACGGAGACCCTAGTAATTACTTAACTTCTGCAAGCCTTCCTTCACAAAGTAGAACAGGGAGAAGAATCACTAGCGTTCGTGGCTCTCCCGGCGATTCCGATTATGATACAGGTGAGTGTATTATCAACATACCTATTGACGCTATACATACTGCTGAGAATCCTATTCATGAATTGATACAGTGTATAGTAGATGCTTGGGATACATTCAAAAATACTAATATTATTAGCGGCTCAAAAAAGAGTTTTAAGCCTTATAGAAGTTCGGCCCAGCAAGACCTAAGGGACGTTTGTGATATCACTGCGGGTATAAATGTCGTCGAAGGCTGTACTTATAGTTCTACAAGTAATATAGTAACACACAGTGCAATTAGTAATGGATTTGAATTAAAGAAAGGTCAAGAAGTATTTGGAAAGGGTATTCGTGACGGTACTACTATCTCATCCATAACCGATACTACTCATTTTGTGTTAAGTAAAAAGCCATTTGACTCTAATGGTAGTAGTAGTCGTGAAAAAAGATTGAGCATAGGTGGGCTACAACATTACATAGTTATTGAGCACGACTATATTCCAAAGAAAGCCATTGCTTTACCTAACCCTTTGAGCAAAGGATTAGCATCGATAGGAGTAGAGTATTTACAAACAAGTAACTTTACAGGCTCTGGTGGTATTTATTCGGCAGGAGATAAAGTTCAGAATTTGATAGGGATTGTTTCTAATTCTCATAAAGACGTGGATTTAATAAGAGGTATACAGATACCCTATGATAGCCTAATTAGCAGCCCTAATGTTACTGGTACTACCCGTAACTTTTTCTTAACTTTTGGTCAAGTAGATGCAGATTCTAAAATTTCCTCTGGTAATGAGCGCTCTTCTTCTATGCCTATGGACGTAGGAGGATTAAGTAATGCAGGTGGGCAGATACCTGATGAGGAGAAAACTTGGCTTGATAAAATAGTAGAGTCCTTTCCGGGCGTAAGTGGTACAATTCTAAATTGGTTAAAGGAAACAGCCGAGACTATATGGGTAACATTAGATAGTCCTCCTCATTCCAATGTCAACGGAATACGTGTCATTCCTAACAAACTTCATGTGCGGTATGATGCTGGGAATAAATACTACGCCTTTAATTTGGAGTTAATTGCGTCCGACTTTGTAATAGGTGCATAATATGGGTCTGATAACTAATCCCGGATATGCGTTAAAGTTTAACGGTATTACTGATAGTGTACTCATACCAGTTTCCAAAAGCGCAATACACGGTGTTTCAAATGAAGAGAGGAAGCGCTTACCTACATCGTTAGGTGCATTTACCATCGAAACATGGTTTACTCCTGATTGTGGAGGAATATTATTAGAGCAAGATAACGTAATGAAATTAAGTGCAGGTACACCTAGTGCACCCGGTCCTGCTACATTTGATGTTAGGCTAATGAATCCTGCTTCAGGAAGAAGCACTATCGTATCCTTATCTTCTGCAAAGCCTGTACATAGAGCAAACGGTATGATTGCTTACTGGGATGGAATACTATTACCCCATCCTGCCGAAAGTATGCATGATTCTTATCGAGGTACAGATTCATCAAAATCTGATATAACTGCGTTTAATGAAGGACATCGTGAATTAGTTAACCTCTCAGTTATGTTTAACCGAAGAGAACTAACTATGCATATTAACGGTGACCTTGTAGCAAAGCAGACCTTCGATGAAGATTATGAACTCATGCCTCAGCAAAACCACATGTATATAGGTGGTAAAGGTGGAGAATATAGAGGTACGATAGAAGCAGTTCATTGGTCGAGAGGTAATAAGACATCTTCCACTAAACAATATGGTCCTGTAAAAAGCACCCAGACGCTTGGGCTTTGGCGATTTGAAGAACCGATTGACCCTATATCTACTGTAGTGACAACTACCGCTACCGCTACTTCTTCTACAGGCACTGCTTCTGTAATCACTGTTTCTACAGCCGATGCCTTGGCCTTGGCTAAAGAACTTACAGGTAATGACTCTATATCAGGCACTGTTGATTTTACTACTAGTCCTTATAGTCAAGGTGACTATTCTTTTAAGAAATACTCAGCGACTAGCAGTAGTACTGTTACTACGAGCAAAGTTCCTTTTAATTTACTGATTAACCCTAGAGGGTACAGCCCTTTGACTGGGAAGCCTACCAACAAGGCTCCAGAAAGAGTTAGGTTATTATCCATTAATACTGCCAATGGGCAGTTATCAGTCGAGTCTATTCATCGTGATTTCGTTAATACAAATGGTAATAGAGGGCTTCTGGTAACACATGCATCGGGCTCTGAAATAGTTACAATCACAGGTGATTGTATAGTTGACCAAGGTAATAACAATGAATTTCAACCACAAGGTGCTGGTACTCAGTTTTCTCAACGCCAAGGACAAGTCTGTATTGATGAAAGTGATTTCGCTAATCATGGAATAATGTTTTCGCTAAGTATGGCAATTGATACTCATGAATTCAACTCTTTTTCTGCAACTTCTACAAATCCCGGTAAAGGTTACTTATCAGGTCACAGTGGTCGTCATATATACAACCACGTCGCTAGTCATCCATTTATGGGAATTTTACCAGAGCCTAGTGTACACACGGTTGAAAAGAAACTGGATGTTTCTGCCGACGTTGTCTCAGCAACCTTCCCAGCGATGCATGCTGATATTAGGAACATAGCGCCTCCTAATTCAATTGTTTCTTCCTATGATAGTACAGGTCTAATTAAAATTAACAACTTTGTTAACAAAAGTAGAGTACGGTATATTATAGAAAATGGGATGGCTGATATAGATGATAGTCAGCGTAAAATTTTGGCTATGGGAGGGCCCGGTTTTGATGCAGATTTATTTTCATTAAAGTCGTTATCAGGCTCTTCTTCTGACGACATTAGTGCAATTATACCTTCCACCGAAAGTAGAATAGCCATCTTAAATGTACCTCAACTTGAGAAATATAACTATGCCCCATTTATTCAAATTCACTATAATGCGGTAGATAGAAGAGGAGAATTATTTAGTACAAAGGCTACATCTAGGCTTACTAAAGACGGTACTTCTACAGTTTTGTCTTTAGAAAGCATCAAGTGCTTTGGGCAAGACAATGAAACAATACCTGCTAACGTGGTTTCAATTAACGGTACTCCTGCCAGTACCACCGTAGGTGTCACTGCTACTGTTAGTCATTCTGCAAAGACTTTGACCTTTTCTTCTGCCAGCACCGGTGCTTTCCAAGCATTAGATAGCAAAGGTGCAATCGTTAGTATAAGTGCATATACTCCTAAAATCTTGGTAGAGAAAACATTCCCTGACGTAAGTACTGTTTTGACAGGGTCCTTTAGAATAATAGATTTAATCCAAGACAGCCTACAGGTAGGTAGTTTTGACATTTATTCTCCGGGAGGTAGAATTGAATTCGATAAGCCCCAGTTATTCCCATACAAAGACGGGGAATTAGAAGGGCAAGATTCGGAAGGACTTATTGTAGAAAATCAGTTGGACCTTTCTCTTTGTCCTGAAAATTACCTACCTTTGGTTAGCACAGATTCTCCTCAAAAGACACCTCAGCCAATCGCTGTTGTTCAGACTGAACTGACCTCTCGTCCTTCTGAATTTCATAAAATAATGATAAGACAGACTACTGATACTACTGGTGACTTTGAAGAAAGCGGAACAGTTAGTCGTAGAAAGCCTACCAACGGGGAGCGTGAAAGGTCGGGTGTATTCATCAATCAAGCCAGCGGTACCCCTGATGGTTATGCTGCTTCTACAACTAGCGCCATGGTCGTTGACGGCAATGATGCTACAGAAAACTTTGAAGTAGGCGACGTAATATATAGGGCAGACGGTGCTAAGATAGGTGAACTAACTGCAGTGGCATCTGCTGCTCTTACAGTCGGAGGAGGCACTGCTGTAGCAGTCGTTAATAACGCAGAGATATTTAACGGCCCTCAAATTTTAGGAAAAGGTAGTACCAATCAATCTACTATAGTCAATGAATTGTTCGATATAATAGAGCATACGACTGACGGTAACACTGGTAGCCTCATCATCCAACCTTCTGATAGAAGAAAATTCACACAGTTATCTAAGTTAAGTATAGATGTAGTTAATCCTAATAAATTTACCATTGAGTACTTAGCGACTAAAGCCAAGGTTTTGTCTTTCGACCAAGATGCTGAGAATAATTACAATATGCTGGCCTATGGACTAGTTAATGATATAGCGTCTAGTAGTGTTAATGTCAAAGGGGCAGCCTCCTCTGACTCTAATATCGTAAAGGAGATAATGCCGGGCTCTCCTGTAGTTACAGTTACTCTCGGAGGTCCCGGACAAGGTGCGGTGAATACAAAGGAAACTTGGGACCCAAGTCCTTTGGCACGCTTACCGTGGAATACAAGAAGGGACTGCGCTGTTGAGATTACAGATATTACTACAGGCAGTGCACACGCTGCTCTAGGTAGCAAAACCAACCATTCTATTACGGTTAAGCCTCTTAGAAATAGCGCTGATGATTTACAGTCATGGGGAACATACTGTTTCCCTAGCCAAGGCAAGGTCTATTTGGAATCAGGTGCAAGTGCCGAATACCAATACAAGACCAGTACTAAGTTTGAATTCGACGCCAATGCACAGTCTGAACCTGACAATAGGTTTTCAACAGGACCTGATGATATTGGCATCAGTTCATTTGCCGACTGGGTTACTGCAGTTGGATTGGCCAAAGGTGACTTGCTATACATCGATGACAAATTTACAGAGGAATCGATGTGCGAAGACGGAACTACGATTAATGACAGAATGTTCCAATCTATGAGTAATGTTCAGCACGATTACCAATTAGGTAGTCAGTATTCCTCAACAAGAGCAATGGTCGAAATACCTTTATTCCATGATTTCTTCTTTGAAAATGTAAAAGATGGTATTTTTCCCGGACCTGATAACAGTATGAAAATACATCTCGACGCTACTCATACAGCACATACTTGGAATCCAAACCCAGTGGGCAGAAGATTTGATTCCATCGGACCCATCGATACTGAAGTCAGGAGTCATTTTCAAACTTCGATTAGAGAAAAAACCTACACGGCTGGCTCTGTAATAATACAACCTGTAGATTTTACTAACCGTAAAATATACGTCGAAGATGGTACCCAATTCCCTAAGCCTACTACGAGTCACGAGCCAGTAGCAGGTATAGACGGTAGTGTACGTTACAGAAGGGCCTTCCTCGCTAATGGAGAGTGGGTGATGTATACTGCAATTGATACTAGTACTGCTGGTGCTCATTTCTTGACAATGGCAGGCGCTGCGCAAACTTTGCCTGCTTACTTTATGTCAAATGGATTTATGAAATCTGCTCAACCGGGAGTATCAATAAATGTGGGCTCAGGTTATCCTAGCCTAGATATCGAGGAGTTGTCAGATAACCCTTACTACGATAGTGCTGGTTACGAAGGACGCCGCTCTTATTATTACGATAGGGCAAATGTACAAACGCAAGGTGGCAACGTAGATTATGGATTACGGCAATATGTCAGTGCTGTAGAGTTTAGGTCGGGTCCTAGAAGTAACCCACATTTACCTAGAGTCAAAAACAAACGTGCCACTGCTAAAGTTCGTTCAGTAACAGGCTCAAGCCCAGTCACTGCCCTTGTTTTAGAAGATGCTTCTTTATTCCCGGATATTCGTAATAAATACTACGCTAATGGATACCGCTATAGAGTTATGTGGGAAAATGCAGCAGGGGCAAAGTATTGTTCTCATTACGACACAATAAGTGGTAATTCAATTACTCTTTCTAATCCAGAAACACTTGCTGGAGTTGCCGATAATAGTTTTAATCCTGCAGTCGGAGACACGATTACATTAATTGATTTACATAGACCTGCTGCTGTCAACAATAATGCACCTAGGATTTATCCTAATCAAGATAATGAAGTAGTACTCAATAAGACTTGGGCGAACCCTTACTGCCCCGGTGGATTAAGGCACGGTGATACAGTATGGATGAATATGCACTATACCAACCCACATGCCATTGAAGGCTTGTTCTGTAAAAGCCGAGGAGTGCTAAACGAAGGTCTGGTTTTAACTGATTTTAACGGAGGAATGGCCGCAACTTCATTAGCGCCTAGGGACGCATCTGCTATGGAAAATTTCTTAATCGGCAATACTTGTATAGAGACCGCTCAGAATTTTGTTCAGCATGTTAACAAGACCATTGAAATAAATAAAAAGGCTATGAATTGCCACACTCTCACGACCCCTATCATTGCATTCATTGACCCATATCAGTCTACTGAAGAATTTACTAGAGTATTACTTTATGATATAAACCAAGATAGGGAGTTCATCGCTTTCCAAGATATCTGGATGCAAGTGCAGACCAGTCCTGACGCAACTCTCATCGGAGCAAAGCATACTCCTTTTGACGGAGTAGTAGATAACTCAAAGCCTGCTACTGGTAGTAGAATAGATGTACCTGCAGGCTTCCCTTCACAAGACCCTTATCTAAATTCAACTGAAGAATCAGATTTCATAGAGTCGGCATACGCCCATAATTCCGACTACAATGCTAACTTATCAACTGGTATTACCAAGCATACTCCTGATATAGGTAGTATCGCTAGTGGACTAGGTCTTCCTCGTACAAATGATAGTTCAATCACTGATGCTACTATTCATGCTGAAATTACTACAGTTGATACAAATGTACAGCCAGAAAAGTCAACTATGTTCGATACGCCTGATGGAACTAGGGCAATACCTGCTTTCTTAGCCCTGAAGGGTATAAGGAGTAAAAGTAATGATATTTCTCCTGCCGGTACGACAGGAATAGATTACGTTCTTTCACAAATGCCACATTGGACCGATATGGACTTTACTCGCAGGTTAACCATAGACTTAGGAGAAGTGGCTGCTAAAATTGGAGGCACTAACATATTGGCTGCGGCAAAAGAAGTCATAAGAATGATAAATCAAGCCGGTGCAAAGAATGGTAAAACTCATGCAAGAAGACCGGCTGACCAATATCTTGGTGAAACAAGAAGATTTGATTTGAGTTCTCCGGGTCCTAAAGGAGGAGGGTATAGTTCAGATACTGACCCAAGTGCTAGTCATATGCATGCTGACTTTGCTACTACAGGTTCTACTCACGACCCCGCTCCATTTTGGAATAATAATCTTGCATTCTCTACCCATGACAGAGGTACCCATATGGGGTACATGCGTGCGCATTTGGGCAGAGTAGTTACTGATGCTAACGGTAAAGAAGGATTCAGTATCGTCATACATTCTACTGTACCGGGAGCACAGGGACGCAACTTCTGCGCATGGTTAGACGCCAGTCGTGCTCAGGCTAAATATCAACCTGAATTCCTTATAGGGCATGGTGGTCGATTTAGGAATTATTTCTGTCAACCTGACGAAATGAGTGGGGAAAATATGCACCCTGCCCCTATGCCAATCAATCGATTCGGCAGACCTTTTGCTCCAATTACGACGCTACATGAATACTTACCTCCCGAAATGGCTACTGACCAAGCATCGAATAGTAATTCGTTTGGAAAAGATACTGCTAATACAGGTACTACTCATGCTGATAGCGAAGCAGAGCATTTGTCAGGTAGAAGCCAAAATACAGTGGCTAGTGAATCTATGGAAAGAAAGTCACCGGGTAATACTTTAGTCAAAGGCCTGAGGGTAGGGACACAAGCCAAAGCACGTATTAACTTCGGAGGATTAACACAAGCAGGTATACCGGGATGGGCTCCTGATGCAGGTATTTGGGGATTCGGTGATGGTTCAAATGTATCTACCACCAAGTTTGCTCATATCTATAGTAACATAGCCAGAGTGAGTGACCTTGTAAGTACAAGTACGTCTAGCACTTCTACAGGATATATTCCTGAAGATGATACTAAGTCGGCGAATGTAGGTAATAGGGCACTTTATGGTATAAGATTAGTTGACCATAAAGGAGGTAGTCACACAATAAGAATGGTTTATAGAAAGTACGGTGAATTCTTTAGTAACGACAATACCAAATTACCTCCTACTTTGGAGCAAGAAATGCTTGTTCACTTTGACGACAGAGACGTAGGTCAAGGTGGATTTACAATAGGTAGGAATATGCTAGGTAAAGGAGAGTCTACAGGTAGACTTCCTCCTGCTGCTACTGCAAGTAATCTCAAAACTTTCAAGGGTAATAAGTGGAATAACTATCCTAGCCGTAACGTAGGCATAAAGGTACAGACTACAAAGGACACCAGTTCGTTAAAGTTAACAGTGACTTTAGCCGCTCCTTATGATAGTGGTAGTACACTTTCTCATTCGGATATATTAGGATATTTAGGATTCCCAGATAGCGGTCTAATTCAGTTCTCTAAGGCTGGTAATGCTACACAGGGAGTAACTGTGAGTTATGAGAGTAGAACTAAATTGGACAAAAGTGGAACTCATGTTTTCTATGGTGTAAGGGGCCTTTCTTCTGATTTACCAGATGCAAGTGATTGGCTAATGAGTCCCCGTATTAATTTCACAAGTCTCCTCACCGACGAAGTAATAGCAGCAGCAATTAATCATGCTATAAATATAGGAGACGTATCTCAAGATGATGAAGATGCTACTTCATTCGATTGTACCAAGATGTTCGCACCTGACGGACGTACACTTGGAGACTGGGGTGTAAAGCCTGACGCCATTAGGTTCAGGTTACCTAATGGTGATAACTTAATACCATTGGGCAAAATGTTTTCTTCTAAAGTAACTAAAGATTGGGGGCTACAAGCGGGTGCAGCGAGCGCTACCGCAATCGCTGGTCACCATACTGGTGGACTCAGTACTACTGAGCAGAAAAATACTACGCTAGACGTAGGTTATATTCCTAAAACAGTGTTACACTTGACTACTAAGTATAGAGGTACTAATGCTAATACGGCTACTCCTTTGGTAGTCGATAGCCAAAATAACCCAATAGATACTAAAGTATGGAAAAATAACCTTGATGGTACTAATTTCACGGACGTAGCAGGTGACAGGATTATACCTAGAGTAGACAGTCCTACTCTTCAGATTGACGCTCTTTCTAGTTCTGTTATTAGCACAGCAAGTGGCTTCTATACCTATTTAGTAGCGGCTCCCGGAAGCGACAGTACGGCAGATAGTTGGGGAGAAAAAGTCGAACTTTGGTATGGTGATTTTAATTATATCACAGCAGAGTCGGACAACAGTGGGACCGATGCAGAAACTAAACTTTCGTATCATAGGCATGACGGACTTACATTCCAAATAAGCCATTTCCATAACAGCGGAGTCTTTACCCTTGCCGACCAGAGTAACTTCAGTAATTCTTACTTCTCACAAAATGATGTTTTCATCAAGAATGGCGGCCCCACTCACAAAGCCAGCAAAATAGATGGCGTTAGAAGAGCGGGTAGCGCTGGCTCTCAGCCGCTTCTCTACTTTAGAGGAGCAAGAGATAGCCCTGACCACTGGGTACCGCTATATTTCGGAGGCGGCTTCTCAGGAAACGTCATGGACATTAATGACGGTACAGAGAACGACTATGGGGACTTCTATGAGCATCCTTATTCAGTCGGGCCCACTGGTTCTTGTGGGTTCCAAAATGTCGGCGAAATATCTGGCGCTCATGCTATGATTGACACCAATGCTCTACTAGCAATGTTCCCCGGAACTCCTTATCTTGACCAACATAAAGGTCAAAATCACCCTCCTTTCTTCAATCAAGATACTATCTTACCATTCGACATGGCTATGGGTGCTAATACAAAGGATACAGGTATCACTTATGGAGACGGCACTAATACAGTCAAGAATACCATACCTAGTCCAGTAGTTCTTAGATTCGCTCACCCTCACGCTAGATATTCTTCAACTAGTAGTACTGATAATCATACTACATATATGATATTTGGACCGGGCCAATCTTTCCCACATAATTCTAATTTATCTACTGAAAGTAAGCAGTCTAATACAATTACACTAGGTAACGGGTATAGCGGAGTGCCTATATTCTATGATAGTGTGATTTCAAGTAGAACGGCAGGTAGTAGTTCCAATGGATACACCTATTTGCCAAATGAAATAGCAAATGGTAATAACGACAGGGGTAATTCTGGATTGGCTGCTACGAGTTTAATTTCAGCACATTTACCTAAGACTGACTTTTATCAGAAGAACAATGTAAGTGGATATAACTACTTAATGAACTGGGAGCCTACTAAGGGATTCCCTAACTATAAGTCTGACCAGTCTGATAACAGAGGTTACTATAATACATTCAATAAGGCTGCTCACTACGATGGTCCTACTGGACTTAGTGCGTTAAGTTCTACCATCAACGCAGGTAACTCCACGTTAAGTCGCCACGCTCACCCTTATGCAGTGGGTATACGAAGCAATGTCGCCAGTAGTACCCCTATTGTCGGTACGGCTACTCTGCCTAAAACAAGAGAATCAGCAGTCATTTGGCAGATGGATGGAGGGTATCATCCCGGAGGCCATTTCCTTGATAATCATATAATTATGAACCCTAATGTACCAGAAGTCGCTACTAATATACCTACACTCGCCACTCCTTATGAAGCACTGACTCATTTCAGACCTTGTGGCCTACTTGGTAAGGCTTATTCTACATATTTCACAGGTGGTTCTGCCGCCGCTACAGAAAGGGCGGCTGCAAATCACAACTTTGTATTAGTTGACGCTACTCGTGTACAGAACGCAGAAGAACTAGGTACGATACTAAGTGCTGCTATCAATACCTATCCGGGCACAGACCCACTAAAGGCCATAGGTGGTACGTTCATGCCTTCTATGCAAAGTGCCCATGGACAAGACCGCTATGGCTGGGTTGATTTGGCGATATCGGCAGGTACTAACCATAACGGAACCACTGCTGATGCCACAATAACTGCTGCTGCTGATAGTAGAGTGGCAACATTACCTTCTTACGGTTGGTTAAGATTTAGCGACGGCTCTAATAG